TCATACCTCGATCGTTTCGGCCAGAAGGAAGAGCTGGTCCAGGTCCGCGCTCGTGAGCGCAGAGCCGTCGGGCCAGCTGAGATAGGGCGCCAGACCGTTGAGCAGCGGGCTCGCGCGGTCGAATGTACTCGCCTCCTGCCAGGCCAGCAGGGTCATTTGATCCATGCCGGCCATCAGGGTTGCCACCTGGTCCAGAAGCCCCATCTGCAAGAGCGCCCCCTTGGCCTGCAGGCGGCTGACCCGCCTGGCAGGTTCCGGGGGTGGGGAGACATCAAACCCCGGATCGAACGGCGCGACGGCGCCAAACTCCCCGGCTTCAGCACGGCCAAACAGATCCGACGGCCCGTCGCGATCCACCACGCGCACCACGCCGCCCTCCATTTCCAGGCGGATGGAGCTTAGATCCGCAGTCACATATTGAGGGGTTTGCATCAGTCATTCTCCACGGGCGCGTAGACACCGGGGACGAGGTTCTCACCGCCGGTCCTGAAGCGCACGTTCTGGATCCGCGCGTATCCGTAGTAGGTTGTGGTTGATTTGTCGGAGCCGCTGGTGCGCGTTGAGGCTTGGGACTGAACACTGACACGGTCCCCTTGCGCCACATCCACATCAATAAGCTTACCGGCCCATGCTGTACCGGTGATCGTCCAGCTTCCCATAACCGTTGTGATGGCGTTTCTCAGGCGCGTCACCCGGAAGTAAGCAGGTTCAGACGAACTCGAAGCGCCGTCAAAACTGATCCGGATCGTGCCATCCTGGGCAAAATCAAAGGCATGCCGCGTGCCCCAGGATGTCGACGTCCGTTGGTAATAGGCATCCACCCGACTGCGGATGGTCTCACCGGCGGTGAGCGGGCTTGCCCCGGAGCCGGCCAGCGCCGCAATCGCCTGCGCCGTGCGCTCGGGCGTCATCAGCCGGGTGCTGACGGCGCCCGCCTCAGCCTCCGCCTGGCTCGCGATATCCGCCGCCAGCGTGCGGTTGGCCGCGAGCGAGCCGCCCCCGGTCAGACCGGTCCCGGCGGAGATCACGCGCCCGCTGTTGACGATCTCGACGATGCTCTCGGAGCCATCGTCGCGCTTGAGAAACAGCCGGCCATCATGGGTGTTGACCGCCAACTCTCCAAGCTCCAGCTGCGCTGTGGTGGGCACCTTGTTCGCCACCGCCGAGCGCCTCAGTTTCAAAGCCATATGGCCTCCCTTCTTCTTGCCTGTTCAGACCGGGTATTGCCGGAGGGCGGGATCAGAACGTGCCGCCATCGAGCGCGATGCCGGAGATGCTGCCGCCGGTGATCGCCACGTTGCTCGCGGCCTGCGTGGCCATGCTGGCAAGCCCCAGATTGGACCGCGCCGTGGCCATATCGGCCAGGTCCGAGAGGTTCGCGGATTTCCCGAGCTTGCCCGCGATCCCGTTGGCTACCGTGGTGGCAAAATCCGGGTCATTTCCAAGCGCCGTGGCCAGCTCACTCAACGTATCCAGCGCGCCCGGCGCGGCATCGATCAGCGCCCCGATGGCGGCCGAGACGAAGGCCGTGGTCGCGATCTGCGTGCTGTTGCTGCTGCTTGCCGCCGTTGGCGCGGTCGGCGTGCCCGAGAAGCCCGGCGAGGCCAGTGGCGCCTTGTCAGCGAGCGCCGCCTGCAACCCCGTGACCTGCGAGATCGCGTGCCCGTGCGCGGAGGGCGCGAAGGTCGCCGGCTTGCCGGTGATGCCGGACCAGGCCACCGCATCGGCCACCTCGGCCGCGTCCACCTTGCCATCGGCGTCCGTGTCATAGGTCCCGGCGAGCATGTCGCCGGCGCCGAAGCTCGCCATGGCCGACTGCACGAAGGCGGTGGTCGCGATCTGGGTGGTGTTGGTGCCACCCGTGGCCGTCGGCGCCGTGGGCGTGCCGGTCAGGCCGGGCGAGGTCAGCGGCGCCGTCGCGTTCAGCGCCGCCTGCAGATCGGTGATGTCGGAGATCGCGTGGCCATGCGCCGCCGCGGCAAAGGCCGACGCGCTCGACAGGGCCGCCGAGCCCAACCCGAGCGCCGTGCGCTGCGCCCCCGCATCCGCCGCCGTCAAAAGCGCGCGGCCTGCAAGCGTGCTGTCGCTGATGGCGCTGGCGGCGTGGCCATGGCTCGCCGCGGCCTTGCCATCGAGCGCGGTCTGCAGGCCGGTCACATCCGCCATGGCGTGGCTGTGGCTCGCGGCCGCCTTGCCGCCCAGCAGCGTGTCCAGCTGCGACTTGCGCACCAGGTCAGCCCCGGCCGCGGCATCCTGGGACGCCGCCGGCACCGCGCTGAAGGTCTTCTTGCCGGCGATGGTCTGCGTGCCGGTCTTCGCCATGAAGGCGCCGGCCCCCGCAAGGGCCACGATCGAGGTGGCAGTGCCGCCCCCATCGTCGCCCTTGCCGATATAGAGCGTGTCATCGACCTCGTTATGCGCAACCTCGCCCGATTTGAGCGCGGCGGGCGCGCCGGCATTGCCGGACACCCGGCGTTTGAACTGGATCGTATTGGCCACTAGAAGAACCCTCCGTTGATCGGCGCATCTGTTGGAAGAACGGTGACGCCAGGATCGCCCTGCTCACCCCGTGCCCCCGGCGGGCCGGCCTGGCCCTCCGGGCCCGGCAGCCCCGGCACGCGGACCGCTACCGGCCCCGCGGCAAGACCCACCCGGAGGGGCACGTCATCGGACACGGTGAGACGGATCGGCACGCGGGGGCCGGCCACATCAATCCCGCCGCTCATGTCACAGGCCCCGCGTGACCGGCAACATCACCGGGATGTCCAGGGCAAACCCGAGATGCAGCTCCGGCGCGACATCGGTGCGCACCACGTCGACCACCACCGAGCCCACCGACATGCCAGCGGTGTCGGCCGCGGCGATCCTGAGATCGAGGGCGCTGTCGGTGATGCGCACCAGCCCGCCATTGCCCGTCGTCAGCGTGACCAGCACCTCATCCGACGCCGCCGCGGGGCGAACCTGGCCGGCGAACGTCGCCCCGTCCGGGAACACCGGCCCCTGCGCCTCCAGGCGCAGCCGATACGCATAGCCGATCATGATCGCCGGCCCCTCAAAGATGTGTGTCGTCATGGCTGCCACCCGCAGAGCCGCGCGCCAATCTCGTTATGGGCCACGATCTGGCGCCGGGTCTCCAGGCTCAGCACATCGCTCCGTGACGGCAGGATGGGCTCGGCCCAATCACACTCACCGGTGATCTTCATCCCGCATCCAGCGAGAGAGACGCTCAGAGACACCCCCAGCATCATCCGCATCCACATCGCGCCGCACCTCCGCTGCATGTTTCATGGTGCGGACACGCGCCGCGGCGCGCTTCACCGCAAACTCGGCGATCCCGGCCGTCCGGCCATGACGCCAGATCACCCACACCGTCGTGAGAACGGCAATCACGATCAAGCCCGCGTAGATCAGGCGGCGCTGGATCTTGCCAAAGGCAATCCCGAACAGGCTCATCCCGGCTCCAATCATCCCAGGCCCGCCAGGATCTTGCGGATGCGCTCCCGCGCGATCCAAAGCGCAAGGACCAGCACCAGCCCCGCCACGCCAAGCGCCACAACCTGCGCCGAGCCATCGAGCGAGCGCAGAGACTCAAGCCCGATGCCGAGCGCGGTGAAGATCTGCACGCCGGCCGCGCGTACGGTGGTGCTCTCCTGCGGCGATCCCCGCCGCGCCGGTAGCGCCGCCGGTTCAACGGCCCGGCGCACCGCGACCACCCGCGCCTTGGGATAGGCGGTCACACTGACCCGGTTGCCCTGATTACCACCCAGGAGAGTGACATTGCTGCCGGACAATCCCTCGTAGAAGGCCACGTGGCCCTGCCAGGGCTGGCCGCGCGACAAGATCACCACATCGCCACGCTGCGCCTTTTCTAGAGGTACCGCGCGGCCCCAGCTCTCATAGCTGCGCGCAAGGAGCGAGCCCGTGCCCTGTACGCCGCAGCGCGCCAGAACCGCCCCGACAAAGGCCGCGCACCACGGCACCTCATCATGGGTCTGCGGCACGCCCGCCTCCTTGTAATAGGCCAGAACCCGAGGATTATCCCCCTTGGCCCATTCCCATACGCCCTCGTCCGCTTTCGCGGTCTGATAGATCAAATCGCCGATCCGCATGCCTGTCTCCTGCAATAAAAAAAGCCGCCCCGAAGGGACGGCTTGCCGATGTGCTTGTTTTTGTGTGTTCAGCGCCGCCAGACCGGCCGGGCTGTTCAGGCGAAGCGCTCGTGCTCCGCATGATGGGGTGTTCTGGCTTGCTGCATCCAATCATCCACCGCTGCTGCCACAGAGGGTCCAATCCCTCGCAAACCTGCCAGCTGGATTTCCACAATGCCGGGCGTTCCGTCCGGATCGACCCAGGTGCCGCCCTCGGCCAGCACCAGGGCCTTGATTGCCTGTTCCGGGTCGGCGGCCTGCTCAAGCTGTGTCAGAACCTGTTCGATATTCTTCATCGCACTATCCACCCTGCGCTCGTTTTGATGCATCTTTGCGTATACCAGATGTGACCTGAGGATCTGCTTTCAAGCCGTTGACTACTTCCTGCGCCTGAGCCAGGCGCAGATCGCAGCCTCGGCGCCGCGCGGGCCGAGATAGGCCAGTGTGGCCACCAGCCCGGTGCTGACCGGCTGGGCGAGGCCGAGATGGCTGGCGAGGGCTTCGCCGATGATCGCCATCCCGATGGCGACGGGCACTTCCCACAAGAGCTCGCGGCCAAAGAAGCGCCGCCGGCCCAGACTGACCTCGCCCGAGTGATACATCAGCCGCCCCGTGAAGGCGCCGATCAACGTGGTGATGGCCCCGCCAAACAGCGCGTTGATGGTTTCGATAAAGCTGCCGTCATCCATGCGCGACCTCATTTTGTTGCGGGGCCGGTCACGGACACGCCGCGATCCTCAGTAGCTGCCGCCATCGAGCAGCGCCTCCCAGCCGGTATCGGTGGCATTGCGGATCCTGAGCACCGGCGGGCTCTGGCTTGTGTCCAGCCAGATCATGCCCGGCCGGGTCGCGGTCGGCGCCGTGGCCCCCGCGTTGGAGGAGTGCAGCGCCGCCAGGATCTCGTTGAGGCGCTGACGCACCGCGAGGCCTGCGTCATTGGTCAGCACGTAACTGTCTGTCTGAGCCATCAGGTCACCTCGTCCGCATGCAGCCGCAGTCGCGAGACCACCGGCGTGAAGGCCCGGTCCGCCGTGCGCAGCCAGGCGCGCGCCTCAACCGCCCGCGCCTCGATCTCGTGATTGTCCACCCGGCCCCAGGCCGACCAGACCGGTGTGCCCGATGGATCGCCATCCGTCTCGCGGATCTCCACCACCACATCCGTCTCCGCGCCATCGGTACCGTCAAAATCCGCCCAGGTGTCGATCGGCTCCAGGCGCGCATCGATCTTGTCAAGCAGCGCCAGCACCGCCAGCCCGATCTCGCTGCGCAGCCGGATCCGGCGTACCGCGCCAAAATCGAGCCCCGCGCCGAAGGCGTAGAGCCCCTCGGGTTGCGGCACGTAAGGCACGCCACTGTCATCGACGGCCGTCGCCAGGCGCAGCGTCGCACCCTCGACCACCAGATCCGTTTTGACACCCGGAAAGGTGCCATCGGCCTGCAGGCGCGCCACAGGCGCAAAGGCCAGCGCCTGCGTGCCCTTGGTCGAGATCGTGCTCACCGGTCCCAGCCGGCCGCCGCTGTCCTGGGCGCGCAGCAGATAGGCACCGGGCTTGAGCGGCACCACCGCGATCGCCTCCGAGCCGGCCACCCGGTCCATGGAATAGCTGTTGGCCCATGTGGGGCTGGCCTCGGGGCTGTGGCGAATGACGATATTGCCCGCCACTCGCACATCGGGATCTGCCGCCCGCGCCCATTTGAGGATCGCGAGCCCGCCGGCCGTTTGCAGCGTCACGTCCTCAAGGGCCACCGGCGGCGCCGTGAGCCCCAGGATCTCGGCCGTGCGCGCGCGCCACGCCGAGGACACGCCGAGCGCGGACACCGCCTTGACGCGGATTTCCCACTGGCCGGGGCTGGCGTCACGGATCTCCAGGGTCGTGCCTGCCTGGCGGCCATACTCGATCCAGGCCCCACCGTCGCGGCGCGCCTCGACCTGGTAGCTTGCAACAAAGGCCGACGGGGCCGGCGCCCAGGTGGCGGTGATCAACACCTTGGCGCCGCCGCCATCGCGGGTGATGTAGAGCGCTTCCGAGATCTCCGGTGTGCCCGGCGCCGCCGTGCGGTACGCCGAGGGCAATGTGGTGCGCGGCGCGGCCGCGTAGATCTGCTCCTCGCTGACATCCCAGTCATAGACCAGCGGCGAGGTCTCGCGCAGGATCAGCTCCGGCACCAGCATGACGCCGTCGCCCACGGCGCTCAGATCAAGCCGCGCGGACTGCACCTCGAAGGGTTTGCCCGCAAAGCCCCAGCGTGCGTAATCCACCGTCACCGTATCGCCGGCCGCCGCCTTCCAGGCGCTGAGCTTGCCCGACCATTTGACAACCTGCTGGCGCCGCGCGCGCTCCAGCTCGATCCTGGCAATGCGCTGCGCCGCCGAAGGCGAGATGGTAAACGGCAGCGAGATATCCCGCCACACGGGCGTGCCGCCATCCTCGGCGACATAGGCGGGCGCGGCATAGGCCGGGAAGTCATCGGGCTGCCAGTCGTTCTGAGGGCTGATGAACTGCCCGCGCACCCCGTTGAAGCTGGTGGCCCGGCTTTGCCGCGTGGTGAGCGCAATCCCGCCCTCGCGCAGATCATCGACGCCAAGCGTCACATCCGGCCCCCGGTAGGCGCCTGCGTGGAGGCGCCAGGCGCCGCCTTGCCAGACGCAGCGCCCCGCCATCGCCGTCAGCATCGCCTCGATGATGGTCTGCGGCGTCTGATCGAGCGTCACAACCCCGTTGCAGGCATAGCGTGGCTCGCTGCCGCCCGCGGCCAGCGGCACCGCTTCCGCGCAGATATTGGCCGCCTCGATCAGGCTTTCGGTCTCGATCCCGTCCTCGAGGCCGATCCCGGCCCCCAGCCCGAACACAGGATCGGCCATGTAGTCGGCCACGCAAAGCGCGGCGTTCTCGCTATAGCCCCGCACGCCCGTGCGCGGATCCAGGATGTCGTCCTTGCCCATGATGTCGACGGAGATGCTCGGAATGCCGCCTGGGAAGGCATCCGCAGTGTACTTGAGCCGCAGGTGAATCGCCGCGCAGCCGTCCAGGCGATGTGCAGAGGACCAATGTTCCGAGACCGCCTCGGCGAGATCCGCGAATGCCGTCTGATCCGGGTGGCCGAGCCGGGTGTCGATCTCCACCTTGCCCGCCCAGCGATCCAGCGCCGTGCCCGCGGCGTCCACCGCCATCTCCCCGTCGAAGTAGACCGCCCCGATCGACTTGACGCGATGCGTGGCCAGCACGATCACCAGGTGCAGATATTTGTTCGACGGCCCGGCCTCGTGCAGGAACACGATGGCGCCGCCCTTGCGCACCCGGCCATAGACCATGTCGCGCGGCATCACCGGCTCGCGCACGCTCACGGTCCTGGGCCGCATCGAGACCGACGGCGTGCCCATCAGGGCTTGCGAGGCGGCCGACAGGAGCATCGACGCACCAAAGCTTGCAGCAAAGCCGATCAGCCCGCCGGCGGCAAAGGCCGCGGCCAGGCCGCCCGCGGCCACCGCCGCCCCGCCAAGAGCGACAGCGCCAAGTACAACAGGCGGCATCAGACCCTCCAGACCAGAGAACAGGAGGCCAGCGGCAGCTGCGTCAGCCCCTTTGGCGCTACAAACGCCGCCCGCGCGCCCGTGCAGATCCCGAAGGCCGGATCCTCACCGCCGAGCACCAGGTCTCCGCGCTGCGCCAGGAGCGGTGTGGCCAGCGGATCGCCCAGGAGATCGCGCCCCAACCCCTCGAGGCTCTCCCAGCCCAGGCGGCGCATCACGCGATAAGCCCCGCGCGCTGTGCGGTAGCGCCCGCGCCAGCGCGCCGCGTGATCCGGGCCGCCCGTCAGATCCCGGCGCAGATCGAACGCCCAGGTCGCGCAATCATGGCAGCCCCAGGCAAAAGGCTGGCTCTGCGCCGCCTCCAGGCGTGCCGCCAGGACGGATGTCCAACCGCAAACTCTCATCCGCGCCCCCAGGTGATTTCCTTGTCCTGGATCGTGGTGACGAAGGCGAAGCCCTGATCGCCCGGCGCCAGCGCCTGCTGGCTCTCATGCGTGTAGCGCCAGTTGCGCGGGGTTCCGAGATCGATCAGCCGGTTCTCGTAACTGATTGTCACCGTACAGCTCTCGCCCGTATCCGCGATCTCCGGCACGTCGAGTCGGCCGGTAAAGGCCTGCACCGGATCCGCGATGATCTCGCGCGCGTCCGTCAAGAGCCCCAGCCACACCCGGCCGGGCTTGCCCTGGCGCGCCTCGTCAATGGCCAGCGCCACCATCTCCAGCGGCACGCCCGACAGCGACACCGTGGTGCCGCCCGCCACGACCTGCTGCGTTTCCTCGATCGCGCCCAGCCCCAAAAGGTTGCCAACCCCGGTCCAGGTCCGCCCGGTCCAGGTGATATCGCCCAGCCCGGACCAGATCCGCACCCAGCCCGAGGCGAACTCCCCCTCGAAGAACAGGATCGGGCGCAGCTCACCCTCCTTCAGCGCCGAAGCGATCATCGCCGACATTTCCCGGGCCATCAGAGCGCCTCCCGTGCGGTCACCGAGAAGCGGAAGCTGTCGGCCCGGCTGATGCGTGTGGGCACCGGCGCGGCGAGGCGCAGCGCAATCCCTGGCGCGGCAACCTCCACCGGGCTCAGATCCACGGGCGCCGCGCGCAGGCGCGGCGTGATGCGCAGCATCGCCACCCCGCTGGCATCGGCCGCTGCATCCTCGGTGACCTGGTGCAGCCGCATGTCCTGGCCCGTCCCGAGCGAGACAAAATCTCCCGCCTCGAGCGCCAGCACCTCCGCATCCCAGCCCGCGGTCGCGAGCGCATTGCCCGACTGGCCGGCGCCACGCACGGTGATGGTTTTTTGTGCCAGCTCAGGTCGCGCCATCGAAGGGTCGCGCAGGACAAACCAGCCCCGCATCCCGCCAAGCGCGGTAAAGACCGCCGACAGCCGCCGACCCGACCGGCCCTTGGTCAGCGCCACGTCAAACGAGACCTCCCACCATTCGCCGCCCCAGTCCTGGATCTGCTGGCGGCCGGTGAAGGGCGAGGTTTGCGCCGAGACCGCCGTCACCAGCCGCCGCTCGATCGACTGGATCAGCGTCACAGGCAACTCGCTCATACCGCATGCCCCCGCTGCCGGCGATCGCGCACGCTCTCGATCGCAACCCGTTTGATCTCCGGCAGCGCCGCGCGCAGCCTCGCATCGATCTGCTCGGCCACGCCCATCTGCGCCCCGCGTGCATCGATGTGGACGGTTAGGCCCGCGCCACTCGCACGACCCGGCCCATAGCCCGCTGCCTCGCGCCGGCTCAGCACGCGCTCACCGCGCTGCAGGATCGTCGGCACCTCATCGGGGCGCAGCCCGGCCCAGGCGCCACCCGGCCCCACGGTGCCCCCCGAATGCATCCGCGGCGCCCCGGCAAACACCGCAGCCGGCACGCGCCGGCCCATGCCCGAGAGCCCCACCATGCCACCGTTATGCGATACGGCCGCCGCCACCGATCCGCCGCCGAACACGCCCGAGAGCGCATTCGCAATCGGCCCCAGAACAGCGTTCTTGAAGGCCAGCACCGCCAGATCCGCAAGGATCGAGCGGACCAGGCCCTTGAAGTCCAGCTTGCCGGTTTCCACGAAGCTGCGGAACGCGCTCTCCGCGCCGCTGAACGCCCCGGTCAGCGTCTCGCCAAGCCCCTTGCCCCAGTCCATCGCCGTGCTGGCGTAATCCTTCAGGCTCTGGCTCACCGCCCGAAAGCCCGAGAGCTGCTGTTTCGTGGTGTTCGCCGCACCGCCGGCCCTGGTCAGCGCCTCGGTGACCTTATCGGCCGAGACAGCCGCGTCTTCGAGCGCATCCGCCCCCGCCTCGCCCGCGCCGATCACCGTAGTCTGCAAGGCCTGCCAGGAGGTCAGCGGCCCCGCCGCGGCCGTGCTCAGCATGCGCGCCGCGTCCCGGTAACCGTCCGCCCGGATCCGCGCGTCATCGGCCATGCCGTCAAACAGCTGCGGCGCCCTGAACGGGTCATCTGCAAAGGCGCGCTCATAGGCCGCGCGGGCCGCCTCGCCCAGCTGGACCGCCTCCGGCACCGCGGCCTTCCATTCCGAGAGATCCGGCGCCGCGATGGCCCAGTCCGGGCGACGGCCGCCCAAGGTAAGTAGGGAATTGACCCCCTCGGTCAGCCCCTCGAGACCGCTCTCCATCGCCCCCACGAGCCCGTTGATCGCCAAAGCCCCGATGCGGCTGAACACCCCCGGCAAAGCGTCCCAGATCGCCTGCACCGCCAGGAACGTGCCCTCAAAGGTGTTGATCGTGCTATTGGCCCAGGACGTAATTCCGTCTGTCGCAGATTGCAGCCCGTCGAGGATCGCCGCCTGCGCATCGGCCCAGCTGCCCTCCACATTGGCCCAGGCCGCCTGCGCCGAGAGCGATACCTTCGACCAGACCTCCGAGGCCAGATCCTTCAACAGCCCCATCGCCGCGCCAAAACTGCCAGCCCCGCGCACCAGCCTGGTAAACCACCACGCCAGCTCGCCCGCCCCCACGACCAGCGCGCCAATCCCGGTGCGAATCAAGGCACCCTTCAGGACCACCAGCGCAGTCGCCAGGCCCCGCACCGACAGCGCCGCCGCCGCCAGGCCGGCCACCCATTTGCCCGCCATGAGCCCCGCGAACGTGCCCGCATAGACCGCGATCCGGTCAAGATTGCCGATCAGCCCCGTGATCGCCCGACCGACCGGCCCGGTCACACTGGCGACAGAGGCCAAGGCGTCGGCCAGGGTCTCCAGGGCCGGCGCCGCCGCCACGGCGATCTGGTTTGCCACCCCGCGCCCGATGAGCCCGAGCCGCGACAGCGCGTCATTGGTCCGCTCAATCTGATCCGCGTCCTGCTCCGAGACAATCACGCCGAAGGCCGCGAGATCCTCGGTCGCCTGGCGCAGTGTGGCGCTGTCCAGCCGCTGGAAGGCCACAAAGCCCCGGTCGCCAAACAACTGCGAGAACAGCGCCGCCTGTTCCGAGGCCGCTGCATTGTCGCGAATGGCATCGGTCACCACCTCGATGCGCTTGTCCAGTGGCAGGCGCAGCAACTCACCCGCGTTGAGGGTCAGCCGCTCGATCGCGCTGGCCGCCGGCCCGCTGCCATCGGCCGCGAACAACGACAGGCGCCGCGTCAGCCGCGCCGCGCCTGCCTCGAGATCGGCCATTGTTGAGCCACTCAGCTCCGCCGCGCGCTCCAGCACCTGCACGCTCGCCACCGTGGTATCGAGCGACTGCGCCAGCTTGGCCTGCGCATCCACCGTCTGCAGCCCGTTGCGCACCAGCGCCACGCCGGCCGCGGCGACAGCAGCAGTCGCGGCCGCCGCCGCAACCCGCGCGCGGCGCGCAAACGCCGCCATGCGCCTGTTGGCCGCGTCCATCTCGCGCGACAGACGCTGCATGCCTTTCGTGCCGGATTTGCCCACCCCCTCGAGCTCGGCGCGCACCTGGCGCCCGCCCGTGGCCGACAGGCGCACCGAGACTTGTTTTGTGGCCAT